CCTCACAAGTTTCGCACACGAGCTTCAAAATATATATGAAATATATTTTTGCAGCCACACGTGAAACGGCGTAGGCAGAGGATCACATGAGGCTGAAATCACCTACTCTATCTCTCCATGTTACAGATAGTTTTCTATCTCTCCCTTTAGGGTGAGAGAGATATAAAACTCTCTTATGTAACATTAGAGATAGAGAAAGGGCCAAACCATGGCAAAATCAGCGAAAATCACCAAAGTTGAAGGAACTTCAATTGATGCCGACATTAAAGAGGGCAAAGCCCTTGGGTCAATCTGGAGACAGACTAACAGTCTGAAACAGACCATCAAAGCTAACGGCTTCGACACACGGCTTGGAAAGCTGATGCAGAAGCTGAAAGCACAGTCTTCCCTTGACTCTGGTCAAATCTCTCGTCAAACACTGACTACCTACGGTATTCACTGCATTGATCGTCGTCGCCGTTCAGAAGCTTTGTGGTTCGTTGAAAACGAAACAGAGGTTCGTGCCTTCATAGAAACCTCTGGTTTCAAAGGTTCGTCCCTTACAGCTTTACAAGCTGCAATGCGTAAAGCTGCCAAAGGCAGTGACGAACCAGCTAAAGCTGAAAATGTTCCTACGGAAAAACCGTCCAATGTTGGACAGTCTGATGAGGCACCAGCTAAAGCTGAACGTCCTAAAGTTTCTCACACTGTAATGGTGAATACCATTGTTCAGCAAGCACACTTGAACGGTCTGGATCTCGAAGAGATCGTCCTTGACCTCATGGCAGTCTTGGAAGGTCGTACCAAAAACAATGCAAAGGTGGCTGCATGATCAGCCGCCACACACATCAAACTAGTGTTAGGTATTTATTACCTAGCACTAAACGTGATCTTGATAACAGAGCATTTGACAATGCTATGGAACAATTCTATGAATTGGCATCACAGGAAGCAAACCGTAGTGTGATCGAAGATCAAACATGTCCAACATTGGACACTTTGATTGCCAACACAAAAACGCCTGAACAGATGTTCAAGCAATCACCTACACTTATCTACGATAGTGGATGGAGGGACGTGAAAGATGGGTAAGTTTATGTATGGCGTAGTGCTTGCAATGGCAATCGTAGCTGCAAGCGCAATGGTAGCTTGTCTGGCAGTGTTTTCTGCTATGGGAATTTTTCCTTGGCATATGCTGCTAGGTGCAACTGTCCCTTATGTAGTCATGTTGGGATTGGTAATTTTTGACCTTTAACTGTCTTACAGTTATATAACACTTGACTATTTATGAAAGTGTTATATAACATGTATAGACATTAACAATCGGAGATGTGAAATGACATATGCTTTGATATTGGTAGTTGCCCTCAAACATTCGTTTGTAATTGATCATTCACTTACACATGAAGATTGTATGACTATACAATCCGAATGGGCAGCTACACTTGACGAACATGCTTACGTAGTATGTGAGCTTGAACCTAGATGAATAACCATTATGTATAGTATAAGTTATATATACTTGATCTTTAGTGAAAGTATATATAACGTATACATATACTAACCACCATCGAAACCGTCCAATGTTGGACACTTTACAAGGAACTTGTAGTATGGAATACCAAGTACACACCACAATCAAATCCAAAAACGTAAAGACAGGTGAAATTCCTGTGACCACTACAACTGCTGACACATGTCCACCAGACTGTGCCTTCAAAGATAACGGCTGCTATGCAGGTAGTGGGCCATTGGCATTGCATTGGGCCAAGGTCACTAGTGGTGAACGTGGCGACACATGGTCAGGTTTTATTACTACTGTGAAATCCTTCAAGGATGGGCAGCTATGGCGACACAATCAGGCAGGTGATTGCCCAGGTGATGGTAAACGTCTGGATGCTGATGCCTGTGACGAATTGGCAGATGCCAATGAGGGCAAACGTGGTTTCACCTACACTCACTATCCCGTATTGACTGACAAGCACAATGCAAGTGTGGTCAAACGGATGAATGAGAAAGGTTTTGTGGTCAATCTGTCTGGCAATAACCTTGCACATGCTGATGCATTGTATGACCTAGATATTGCACCTGTGACCACAGTGTTGCCTACCGAATATGAACGTCAATCTAATACCAAAGGTATCTGGACAGAAACTATTGACGAGTACAAGAAACGTATTGATATTAAAAATATCAGAACAGCGAACACTCGTAAAGTTACAGTTTGTCCTGCAACATACATGGATGATGTGTCATGTGCCACATGCCAATTGTGTGCAAGAAACCGTGAAGCTATCATTGGTTTTCCTGCACATGGTACAAGCAAACGTAAAGCAAATGAGGTAGCAAACGGATGAAACGTACTATCACATACCGCAATCCTGTAGCTAAAGCTATGTTACAGGAACGTAAATCACCGCAAACAGTTCCCCCTAAAAAGGGGAACAAAGCAAAACGTAACCGCAAACAGGAGAAACTAAATGCGATACGAAATGAAGAACTTCATTAAGATGACCAAAAAACCGTCCAATGTTGGACAGTCTGACAAACCTAAACGTGATGACGATTGGAAACGTGAACGTAAGATCGCACGTAAAACTAAACTTAACCTTCGCAAATCAGTAGCATAAGGAGCTATCACAATGACAAACTCAAACGAAAACATCGCACCAGTAGTAAAATCAGCTTTCCCAGAACTGTATGCAGAGCATACGTTTCACATGAAGAAAGCCGTGTCTTACACATACAATTACTGTGTAATTGATGAAGTAATCCTTGAGTTATGGGGTGAAATGACTATGGCACAGATTGCAGAGGCATTGAATGAGTATCCCAATCGTATTGCATACCGTGTGCAAGTTCTCAAGACAAAAGGTCTTATCAAGAACAAGTATAACATGGAACGTGCCGATCTGTTACGTCAACGCAAAGAGGCAGCTACATGGCTGAAAGATATTGACAACAAGTTGGCACAGTGTTCTTAATACTGACACCTATTGTAGCCTATGTCTGTATGCTAGTGACCGTTGGTATATTGGTAAGCATGGGCTACGATAAAGACAATGTAACCTCTATAGGCATATGGTCTATGTATACACAAGTGTATATTGCTGTATGCCTACTTAAATTCCTGAAGGAAAAAGTACAGTGACGATAATTAAAATGGTAAAAGTGTGGCATAGAATGCCGCAAAAGAATGGTACAAATTATGACATGTCAATGTCACAATCGTGTAAACCGTATAGAGTCAATGAAAAAAGTTCTAAAAGAACTACACCTAAAAAACCTAAAGCCTTGAGAGGAAGGATATAATCAATGCGAGTAGAAGTCTATTTCAACCTGCACAAATACACATGGTCTGTCCGTTCAGCTAGAACGGGCAGGGTAATACTACACACTGACAAAGTACACATCAGAGATCCTGAGTTTGTAGTACGTCAAGCTGGACGTGAACGTGTATTGCGTGAGGGCAAGAAGAATGTCCATGCCTTTGTACGTGGTGAGGCCACATACTTTGATGACTTCGATCCAGAGTACCATCCAAACTATCTGGACTACACCTTAGTCATGTACAATCCATACAAGTTTGATACATTCGTTGATGTGCATGACACTACACCAGTACGTACAGCTAAACGTGCATTCCTACAGTTGCAACCAAGTATGGTGGTTGGCGATTGGAGAGACAGACCATATCTATATGCAGAAGGAGCAAAATCATGACAATGACACCAGAACAAATGGAAGAAAGACGCAACATGTGGGAGAAAGAACGTGACGAAAAGAACAAGGCACTCAATGATGCGGCCTTGTCTTTGACGCAAACACAACGTGAGGCAATCACTAAAGTGTGGAATCTGTTGGATGACATGGACACTTATGTCAGAGAATGTTTTGACATTGACATGCGTCATGCACGTAGACTGGCCACACTTGAATGGAAACTACGTGCTGCATTTCCTGACCTATGCAGAGGAGAGTGTGCTTGTGACGATTAAAGCATACGAAATTGTGCTTGAGATTGACGGGCAGGAGAGTACCATCACACTTGATGATACTTTCCCAGCCATCATTGATTGGCATAGTGCCTGTAACATGGCAGTGCTTATGGCAAAGCATGTACACCCAGAGTGTGAGATAGAGTTTATCTCATGCACTGAGTATGAAGCAGAAGAATACGATGACTATGGGTATATATTCCCAGCCCCAATGCAACTACACTGAGAGGTAATAGCTATGGAAGCAAAAATAAAACTGACTAAGACGATGCTGGACAAGAGCATCATAGATGCCAACAAAACTGTGCAGCACTTATTAAGTGAGTTTGTAACGCATGGTTTTGATGATCCAGTTTTTGAAAGAAGGTACGATACGATACGTGGTTCGGTAAGAGGAAGAATACGTATCACTGGCGAATACGCTGATGGTGAACGTGTTATTGTGCGCTTTTACAAATCAGATAAACGTGGTGACAAACGTATCAGTATACAGAATCTGAAGCAATATGCTGAAGCAGGTGATACAGTTATTCTGACTTCTAATGAGTGGGAGGACGGAGGTGAAGACCTTATCTATATTAACATCATCAGACAAGCAGCCACCGATGCCGCATGATGACCCGTGTGACGATTGGTCGGGACTGCCACCGCCAAAACTACCACAACCGAAAGGATAAAACATGAACCGTTTTATTATAAATTACTCACCTGAGTTGTGTGCTCGTGACTTGTGTGACAAGCATGTGGTCAAGATGCCACTAGAAGAAGCACAAATGTTGTGCACTACCGTTAGGTTACATGCACCAGAGTATGCAGAAGAAGTAGGGCTGTACCGTGCAGTACATCAGAAGCATCCATGCACTATCTGGGCAGGGCAAACTCGTGCTAACTATCTGTATTCATTGGATATGTTTCGTGAAATGTGCCGTGAATACACACACAGATATGGTAAGGTACATGCCTCATGGCGTTTGTATGATGCACTTGTAGATGCTGCACAGTATGTGCCTGATGGTGGTATCACACCGCACCCTGAGTGTTTCAGTGAACACACTGACCTGAAGTCAGGTAGACCGTGGCCTATCCAAAGCTATCGTCAGTTCTATCAGACAAAGCAACACAGGTTTAAAATGGTGTGGACTAAACGTGATGTGCCCGATTGGTTTGAATACCAAAACTGGGAGATGGCTTATGCTTAGTGCAGCCTTGATGTGCCTTGCACTTAACGTGTATCACGAGACACGTAACAGTCCTATGTCTGAAGGGTATGCAGTGTCACACGTAGTGTTGAACCGTGTGGCACATGACCGATGGCCTGACGATGTATGCTCTGTCGTGAAGCAGGGATATAGCAAGGGCAAACACAAGTGCCAGTTCAGTTGGTACTGTGACGGTAAACCTGACACCCCATATGAAAAGAAAGCATGGGCATTGTCACAGTTGATCGCACAAGATGTGCTTGATGGGACTGTGCCTGATAACACAGGTGGTGCAACACACTACCATGCCCATTATGTAAAACCCTTTTGGGCAAAGGCACTGACTAAAACTGTGTCATTAAAGACACACAAGTACTACAAATAGCTTATCGTTCCTAGTATAGGGGTGATGGGTATGATATAACGGGGCATCAGTTGCCAATAACAAATGAAAAGGAGACAAATATGCCATTTGATATTACAAACTTCGACGTACCACACTACCTTGACTTTGCTGTAGAGTTTGAACCTACCAAAGTTAAGGACAAAAAGTATGTCATCAATGGAGACACAGGTGAATACCTTGGTGTTGTGGGTGACAAGTTTACCTGTGCATCACACGGTGACTTCTACCGTGGTGTCTTTGACACAATCACAGAGAACCTTGACCCATCAGAGATGATGAATGCCAAGTTTAACTGGCGGTCCGCACGTGGTGGTGCATGGTCTATGCTAGACATCACACTACCTGACATGCAGGTAGAGATTAATACCGACAAGCACACAACTACGTTGGGTAATCGTATCATATCATTGCATGGTATTGATGGATCGTGCAGCAACCAAGCATTCTTTGGTGCTATTGATTTCTTCTGTACCAACGGTCTGATCCGTGGTGAGTATGATAAGGTACGCAAGAAGAACACATCCAACTTTACACTTGACGGTTTCATCAAGGAACTGGTACGTGCACGGCGTGACTTCTACGAAGAGACTGCCAAGATGCAGGTGTGGGCGCAAACTTCCACAAAGTATGTGGACATCAAGTCTTTGCTTGAGGAGATGATTTCATCACGCCGTAAGGCAGAGAAGATGTATAGTCTGTACTGTGCAGAGGCAAGCACACGGGGTCACAACAAGTGGGCATTGTATTCTGCCTTCACAAACTATGCCAGCTATGCTGATGAACGCAATGGGTTCAACCTACGTAATACTGGCAATGACACACAGGCTATCAGCATGTTCAGCCGTGAGCAAGAGGTGAGCAAGTGGGTCAGTGACTCACGGTTCATAGAACTGGAGGCTGCGTAATTGCCTAAACTTCCACGTTACGTACAGGAACAGGTGTCATCTTCGGGTGACATCTCCTACCGTTTCAATCCACCACAGATACTAGTCGATGAAGGTGTAGTAAAAAGAGAGTCTTATGGGTCAGACTTAAAGCAGGTTCGTAAGATAGTCAAACAACACAATGATAACATTGACAGATGGAGAGAGGAACAACTCTCTGTTATACGCATCAAGCCAAGCAGCAAGGTCACAGATCTGATCAACTATTACTATCAGTCTAATGATTTCAATATGTTACGTGATACAACTAAAGTTGACTACAGATACTTCCTGACCATACTGCATCAGACTATGGGCTGGCGTAGATACGACAAGGTTACAACCAAGATTGCCAAGCAAGCCTATGAGGATTGGGTTAAACGGGGTGTAAGCTTTGCTAATCATGCGGCTACCTGTGCAAGCAGAGTGTACAACTATGCCATACAGATGGAACATGCTACGCAGAATCCTTGGGCTAACATCAAACGTAAGAATCCTAAGCAACGAAAAGTTACATGGACACATGGAGATGTAATCAAGTTCCTTGACGTTGCATACTCTGAGTTTGAATACAGAAACATTGGGCTGATCGTACAGATGGCATATGAATGGTGTCAACGTCTTGGGGATATGCGTAACCTCAAGTGGGAAAGCATTGATTTGCACAGACAGAAGCTATCTCTTGAGCAAAGTAAACGCAGGGCAGAGGTGACACTACCCATCTCTGATGACTTGACAGAGATGTTGAATGCACAACGTAATGACTTTGGATTCCAAGAGTATGTGGCACCGCACCCTAGACCTGTGTCTGGTGTATATAATCCCTATGCTATGGAACGTCTATCAAAAGTAGGTAGACGGGTCATGCGACTAGCTGGACTGTCAGAAGACCTACGTCTTATGGACTTACGTAGAACAGGAGTAACACAGATGGATCAGAAAGGTGTACCAATAAACCAGATCATGTCTGTGACAGGACACAATCACATGGCTTCAGTGAAGCCTTATCTGAAACATTCTTATGACAGTGCAAATAATGCATTGACAATGCGTAATGTATCTGTATCCTTGAGTGAAACGAACAACATAGAAAGTGATACATATGAGTGTAAGAAATATAATTAATGATCTATCACTTAGTAATGGTGAAACTAAACGTATGAATTGTCCTGAGTGTAATGGATATAAAACGTTTACTGTTACTAACAACATGGGATCATTAGTGTGGAACTGTTACAAGGCTGGGTGCTCTGTGTCTGGGGGTAAACGTGTGCATCTATCCGCAGATGACATACGTAAATCCCTTGGCAGTGTTGCACAAGAAACACACTCTGTAGGTTTTTCTAAACCTGATTGGATTGTACAGGACTATGATGCAATCAGTAAGTTCTGTGACCAGTGGGGGCTTGACCCCAAGGCATTGGGTCTACTGTACGATGTGAAGGAACATCGTGTGGTGTTCCCTATTATGCAGGGCAATGTAATGGTAGATGCAACGGGCCGTAGCCTGTCAAAGAAATTACCCAAGTGGAAAAGATATGGAAATAGTAGCTTGCCATACACCTACGGATGTGGTAAAACTGCTGTAGTTGTTGAGGACTGTGTGAGTGCAGCTATTGTAGGTGCGACAGACGGAACTGGATGCCAAGATGATGATGTATATGTCGGGGTAGCAGTGTTGGGTACATCATTATCAGAGGGACATAAGCAATACTTATCACAGTTCTCAACAGCAGTGATTGCCCTAGACCCCGATGCACTACCAAAGACCTTGGCAATTGCAAAAGAATTACGATCACACGTGAAACACATACGTGTGCTATACCTACTGGATGACCTCAAGTATAGGAATCCAACCGACATGATGAAACTGACAACGCTAGGAGAATGAAATGGAATTATCCCTCATACGTAGCTTGATGGACAAAGAGTTTTACGATGAACATCGTGGTGCTCGTTGCCCTGATAGACTATTCAGCAAGGATGTACGTAAGATCAAGCAGTCCATTGACACTGCTATGACCCGTTACGAACGTACCGTAACACCAGATGAGATTGAAGCCTTGTTCATGGCTAACAATCCTACACTTACAACTGCACAGAAACAGGCATACTCACACCTGTTCTCTCAGGTGAAACGTGAGAAGCCTATTGGCGGTGACGTAGCACAGGAAGTGCTATCCAAACTGTTTCAACAGGTAGTTGGCGAGGACATTGCCAACCTTGGCTTTGATTACGTGAATGGCGATAAGTCTAGTCTTGAGCCTTTACGTATGCTGCTTGAACAGTATGGCGATGACTTCACTCCCAACCTTAGAGTTACGTGGGAAGATACTAGTCTTGATACGATACTTGCAATGACTGACCTTGAGTCTCAGTGGGTATTCAACATACCTACTCTTGTACGTAAGATAGAGGGCGTCAATGCAGGACACCTGATTGAGGTCGGCGCAAGACCAAATACAGGTAAGACATCATTCCATGCCTCTCTTGTGGCTGGTCCTAACGGATTTGCATGGCAGGGTGCAAAGTGCATCGTGTTGTGTAACGAGGAAGGGTATCACCGTGTCGCACATAGATACATCACGGCTGCTACTGGCATGGACAAGTTCCAGATCAGTAAGAACAAGATTACAGCAGCCGACATCTTTGATCGTATACGTGGTAACATCATGTTCAAGGATGCCACAGGCCGTGACATGAATTGGGTGGAGTCTGTATGTAAGTCGTACAAACCTGACATTGTAATCCTAGACATGGGTGATAAGTTTGCTAAGACAGGTGGGTTTGCACGTCTTGATGAAGCACTCAAGGCTAATGCAATACACGCCAGACAGATTGCAAAGATGTACAACTGTGCAGTATTCTACATGTCCCAACTGTCTGCTGAAGCAGAGGGTAAGGTTATACTCAACCAATCCATGATGGAAGGTAGTCGTACAGGTAAGGCAGCAGAAGCTGACCTGATGATTATGATTTCTAAAAATGCCACTGTCGAAGGGCAGGATGAAGAAGACAACCAACGTCACATTAACATTGTGAAAAACAAACTCACAGGGTGGCACGGTATTGTACACACTGAACTTGAATACAAAACAGCAAGATACGTAGCATAAGAAGGAGATTGATATGTTAGAAAACACAACAAACCCAAAAACAGGTAAATCTTTTTACTATAAAGATAACCCAGAAGCCGTTAAAAAACGTGATGCTACACGAGTGTATATAAATGGAAAAGAAATTTCTAAGAAAAACCCAATGCACAAAATGTTTAAGGCGGGTAGATATAAAAATATCAACGATGCTGCCTTTGAGCTATCTAAACTAAATGATATAGTGGAAGGATATGTATATGCAATATATAATCCTGCATGGCCTGAGTGGATAAAGATAGGTAAGGCAATAGATTCTCAAGACAGATTAAATGGATACCAAACAAGTTCTCCACTACGTGACTATGAGATTATACATTCTGTATATTTTGATAACCGTAATCTTGCTGAACGCAAAGCACATAAAATTGCTGAAAGAAAAGGGGAACGTAGCACTGCTGGCGGTTTAAAAGGTGAATGGTTTAAAT